TTGTCCTCATCGGCAAACACCTCTCTCAGCTTCTCCTGCACGAACTGCGGCTGCTTGTCAAACGCCTTCTGCTCGTCGAGGAGAACATCATCGTCGGGGATTTCAACTTTGAAAAGTTTTCCTGGATTCTCTAAGCTGAATTTATCCAAATCGAGCAGTTCTACTTGATCAGAGTGTCTATTATTCATTTTAATGGAATCAAAAAGCATTTCTTGCACATTCTGCAAATTCTCAATTACACGAGCACTCGATGATGTTCTAATTTCTAACGCGGCAGAACTGTTTGGATCAAAGTTTTTTTCAAGCTCTTCCAACGATATATTTGGATTCTCTTTCAGAATTGCAATTGCTTTTTCAACATCTGCAAGCTCTTTTCTGTTTCTTTTCGCTGCTTTCTTTATTGTTTGAATTACTCTGCTAACACTTTTTTTTAGTGATTCTGTATCTTCAACCCCTTCTTTTTTTCTGTTTATCATACCTCCAATCAGATTATATGCGTCTTTTATATCGCCCTCTAATTCATGTTCATCTTTACCGTCATATAGCATTCGTGGCAAAACGAATCGTTTCAGCGTCTCCTTATACCTCTCCGACACCCCACGCCGCTTTGCAAAATACAGTCCCCACCCGTGCGCCTGTGCCCCCTCACCTGTGCCGATCATCTCAAGCAGGAATTCACGGAAGTCATGCGGCGTCCCGTGCCATGCGGATTGCTCGAATCTCTCTTTCTGATTGACAATCCCGATTCGCTCTTGTATTATAGGAAATGAAAGAGGGCGAACGACCGAAGGCGTTAGGCTGTCGGCAACATCAGTTGTCCGGCTGGGGTGACCTGTAAGCATGGACGCGGCGTTACCTCTTTTTTCTGTTTCCAGATTCATAAGGTCTTTGCTCGTGCCATTCTTTGTAATCCAGTTATCAATACCATTCTCATTGTCAAAGAACGCTGTTTTTAGAAAGATACGCCCCGTCTTAAGGAGTTCATAAGACACGCCCGCAACGCCACGCGGCGTTTTTATTTTGCACAAAATAGTCTCTCCGCCATAGTCCCCCTTACCAGTCATATCCAAATGAACACGCAAGAAGTCCTCCATGTGCTCCTGAATGATTGCATAATCTGTATCCGTCATTTCTGGATGATGCTTCTGCATGTGAATCATATCGTCTTGGGCAACGTCAACAACAGCACCACTAGGGGCACTCATGCGAAGAAACTTCTTCTTTCGACTACCGCTATCTGATTCTGGCGTTCGCATCTGACGGCTAAACTCTTCCAGATTCACTGCATCGCTACGCTTCATCGCCGCTTGTTGAAGCTCGTCCCCCTCTTCGGTATACTTCCCACCATTTCGCAGCCCAAACCGCTCCTGCATATAGTTCATCGCTGTGTAGTTCTCTTTGCCCTGTTTCTCGCGCATCACACGGGCAAACTGATCCGCATGATGTGCAAAGAGGAGTGCATTCATACGTGCCGCACGCGACTGCTGTCCGCCGATTGCTTTCAGCTGCGCCATGATCTGACGATAGACGCTGTATGCCTCCGGAGAGAGCCCCGCCGTTCCCTTGATCTCCGCCGCATCGACCTGCATCATGCGGTCTTTGATGTTCTCAAGGGTCTGGATATAATCGTTCAGCTCGTCGAGCTGTCCTTTTGCCCCCTCCATTGCGTCTATGTCTTCCTGCGATGCCGGCGCCCATCCTTCGATTTTCGGCGCGGATGCATCACCGACGGTGAGACGATAGGCAAGGTCCATGAGCTCGCCCTTACGCGGCGCACGGCCGTTTTCTTTATAAAAATCCTGGTACCACGGCTCGTTATTGGACACACGGATTCCGCGGCCATCCTCTCCGTTCTGCACGATATCGACGCCGTTGCCCATGCCGCGCTGCAGCGCGTCCATTGCCGGCCGCAGGAGTTCGTCACGGTCTGCCACAAATTCGTTATAGAGTTTCCGCCATCCGCTCGCAGGGCTATCCTGATCCTGCGTGATTGCCGCGATTGCCATCTCACGCTCGCTGCTGCGGCGCAGTTTCTCCTTGTCGCTTGCATGGTCCGGCGCTTCCGGGAACCATTCGTTTGTGATTGCATAGATGATGTCGGTCTTTGCCTTTATTGCGTTTTTCTGCGCCTGTTCAACTTCATCACTGAGGTCTTTGGCATTCTTTTTCATGCGTGCCAAAGAATCCGTCTCCGGAGAAAAGGATACGGATTCGAGGAGCTGCGGGGATGCCGCAGACTGCGCATATTTTTCGAGGGGGACAAAGAGATGCCCGCCGTTTTTGATTGTACTCTCGAGCTCTTCATCACGGATGCCCGCGGCCTTCGCCACCTCTTTCAGGTCGGCAAGGCCGTTTTCTTTTTGCAGAGCCGTTTCGGTGTCGATGTAGGCATTTTCAAATCCAGTGCCGCTGGCCTGCGCACGAATGATCTTCTGCTGCACGTCGGGCGCGGTCTGCTTCAACTTTGCACTGGATGCGACCTGCTGCAGCCGGTCAAGCATGATTGTTCCTGTCATCGTCCGCTGTGCGGCGATATCTTCGCGCGTCTTTTCCGAGGAGAGCCGCTGCGCATGACGTACGACGCCGGGAACGGCGCCGACGGAGGACGCCATGCCGAACCCGAGGCCGACCGGGAATGCCTCTGCGCCGGAGACAATGGCATTAACCGCCATGTCTCCTATGCTGTATGCCTTATCTGCCGCACGGCCATCGGAGGATGCAACAATGCTGTTATGGATGAGATCATCGGAGATGGACTGCGCGCTTTCCTCCGCGGATTCTGTGCCCGCGATTTTGAGCGCGTCCTTGATGTGGTTTTTCGCAAAGGCCACGACGGATTCACTCTTGCCGATATCATATTTCGCCTGATCGACGATTCCGCGGATCGCCTTTTCTGCGTATCCCTCCGCCCCTTCTTTTCCGAGGAGATTAAGTCCACGGAACTGCTTTGCGACAAGTCCAAAATTCGCCGTCTCGATTGCCGCGTTTGCAGCGCCTCCGACAAGCGCATACGCGCGTGCCTGGTCATCAGTAAGGAGAGGATTCCCATCCACATCCTTCATTGCGCGGTATTGCTCGAATCGCGCACCGATCTCAGGCTCCGCCATCCCGCGAAACACGCCTTCACGCATTCCCGCACCTGCGGCCGCACGGATGAGCTGATTGCGTGAAGCATTCGCGAATGTTGCACGCGCCGCAGAAGTGATTGCCGCACGCGCAGACATGGACCTTACTGTTCCCACGGCGAATCCGGCACCTGCGCCGCCCACGCCGCCGATCAGCGTTCCGCCGCCCGGCTCGATTGCCGTACCTGCCGCCGCTGTTGCGACCGCGGTTGCCTCCGCCATGATGAGGCCGTCGCGGATTCCTTCGCGTACGCTTTGCAGCATCTCAGGGCCGGACGATGCCATACCTCCTGCAATCGCCGCAAGAGGGTCATCCCAGAAGGATGGCATTTCTTTCTCATCTTTCTCGATCATCTTGTCGAGGTCTGCTGCACGTTGGAGGTCGTTATCATCTGCTGTGCCAAGGGCGACCTTATACATGAGATTATTAAATTCGAGCCTCTTATTTCCGAGTTCGAGGAAATGCGTGAACGTCTCCACAATCCCATGCGTTTGACGCACGGATTCGATATCGTGGAGGGCAAGCGCCGCATCACGCGGGTTCATTTTCGCGATGTCGCGGATCTCCGGGAACTCCTGCCAGACGGCTTCCATTGAGAAGTTGTCCTGCATCAGTTCCCGCTTTTTTTGTGTATAGTCGTTGATCTTGAGCGCCTGCTTGTAGGCGATATCATCATCGATAAAGGAATCCGCGGAGATTCCCGTATTTGCTTCAATCTCGCGGGCCTTGCGCAGTTTCTCCTCGTCCGTCATGAAGTAGTTGACGAATGTTTCCGTGCCGCGCAGGTCTTGCGCAAACTCGCTTCCCTCGTCTGCACTCTGTTCAATTTGGTTTCCGATATAGGAGCGCAGGGGACGTGTCGTGCGGTCTGCTACGATGCGCACAGGAGACAGCACAAAGTCCGCTGCCGAGCTGCCGAGCTCGTCCACGGTTTCCTGCACATCCGGTCTGTTCATGAATTCATGACGCGGTTCATTGGATGCCATACGTTCATCGAGGAATTGCCCATAGGCATTGGCAAATCTTGTTCCCGATGTAATCGCCGTGGTCACTACGTCATTTGCTGTATCCTTTACGGCGTCCCATGCTTCACCCGCAGCATCCCACGCCTTTTCATAGAGAGGCTTCGCCGCTTCTGCTTCCGCCGCTGCGCGTTCCTGTTCCTGCGCCTGTCTTTTTTCCTGACGCGCATTTGCATCGCTTAGATATCCTTCAAGATCAAACGCCATGATGTTCTCCTTTAGTCTGTGCTCTGCTCTTCTTCGTCTTCATCGTCTTCCGGATAGTAATACGGCAGGCTCATCACGTCACTTTTTGCGAGCAGAGCCGTTGCCGTGATCGGGTCTGCACCATGCGCAATGAGATTTTCATAGGCCTTTTTCCAGCCGCCCTTTGGATCTTCCATATCATCTGTGATTGCCGACCAGATCGCCTGATTGTTTTGCAGTTCCTGGAACTCTTCGCCGAGCCATCCGGCATTATCGAGACGCAGCGCCGCATTTTTATAGGCGACGAACTGATCCGATGAGATTTTCCCACCGGTCATGATACGTGCGTTCATTTTTTGCAGGCTTTCAATGTCCTTATCCGGCTTATAGTTTCTTCCACCGCCGCTTCCCGCGCCACGCGCTGTGCCCGTATTCTTGTTGACGTGGTAATATTGAGCAATCGCATTCTCAAGGCCATTACGCTCCGTCATGTCAAGGTCCTGCGCATTCAGCATAGAGATTGCTCCGCTGTAACTTCCCGCATTCTGTGCGGCCTGCATAATCCCATCGATATATTGGTGACGCTGCTGCTGATATGCTCTCTGCAGATCTCCGCCCTTTGCTTCGATCAGCTTCATCAGTCGGTCTCGCTTTTCCGGGTCATAGGCACTCACGCGCCCGCTATTCTTTGGACGGATGACCAGTGCCGGAACAAGTCCGCCGCCAATTTCGACGCTGTCCCCGTGTGTGACTTTTCCATTGCCGCGTATATAGTTCCCGTTCTCATCGGTATAATCCGCGGCACTCGATGAGTTCCCGAATACGCCGCCCTTTCCATCGGAGGCAAGAACATGATGTGCATTCTCCGGATCCGACATATCCGCACCCGGCGGGGAATAGATGATCGCAGCTCCCGCCGGGATATCCATGCCAGAGGTATACGGTTCAACGACCACAGAATCATCCGCACGTGCATCTCTTAGGAGTGTCGGCACATAGAGAACGCCCTTTTCTGCCTCTCTTGCGCAGAATCCGGAGAGCGGTCCCGTCCCCTTGAGATAGGCTTCTACGCAGCCGTCGCGTTTGTTGTCCATCTCTTTCCCGAGGATTCCCGCAAAACTGCGTTCCACATCTGCAGGAGAAGCCCCCGCCGCTTCTCTTGTTGCCTCTCTCCCGTATCGCTCATCTGCATACTCATAGGCTTTCGTCAGATTAAGCGTCTTACCATCCCAAACACCAGGCATCTTGAGGATCTCATCTGCCTCTGTATCCATCTCTTTTGCCTGCTGCTTTTGCTTTCCAACGCGGGCGAGCTTCCAATAGGTCGTCTGATCCATATCCGGTCGAAACTGATTCAGTATCTGATCGGCGCGGTCATAGTCCTCGTTTTCGAGTGCCGCACCTGCCGCCGCCGCGGCGATATCGGTTACCATCTTTCGCCGCTCTGTTGCCAGCTGCGCTCCGGGCCATCCTTCCTGCTGTGCACGTGCCTGCAGGAGTGCGTCGCCGCTCTTGACATACATGGTCGGCGCCCCATTCACCTGCCATGTCAGCGCTGCTTGCTGTGCATTGGTTGCGAGATTGGAGGCGAATGTCGCCTGCTCGACCTCCTTGCCCTCCGCCATCTCTTTCGAGGCTGCGATGCGCTGGAAGTTCGCCATGTTCTCATTGAGATTTCCCTTGAGCGCGAAGCGCACACGGTCGTTATAGTTTTTGCTGACCTCTTCATAGGTCTTGTTGATTGCGTCGGTCGTGCGGTCGATGAGTCCCTTTGCGTTTTCCCCGACGCCCGTGGTAAATAAGCCCTGCTCTCCATAGAGCTGCTGCGTGAGGCTTGTCATGATCTCATCGCGCGCCTTCATGACGTCGGCGGCGTCCATATCGTCCTGCCGCTGCGCCATGACTTTATTCACTTGTCCGATTGCGGCCGCCATCTTATCATAGCCTTCATCGCCGCTTGTACCGTAGGCATGCACATCGCCTGATACGCGTACCGCCGGCGGGTGCATGGTATTCGGTTCAACGGCCTGTTGATAGGTCGAGAATTTCATGTGTTACCACCTCCCGAGCGGCTTATAGTTTTTCAGGATGAGCCCCGTATCTTCGGTATTCCTAAATGGTTGGAAGAAAGACGATGTATTGTATCCGGCCGGCGGCGTTGTGAGAGGATTTTCCTCTGCCTGTTTCGCCGTTCCCGCGCTCTTCCACGGCTGCGCAGCGCCGTATACGCTTGCGGCCGTTCCGAGGATTGTCGACAGTCCCGCCATCCGTGATGTGCGGCGCGCCTGACGCAGGACATTTCCCGCTGCCGCATTGGATTGATTCGCCTGATTGATATAGTTGCTCTCCGCAACGCGCGAGCTGTAATTGTCGTTGCGCTGATTCATCAGGAGGTTTGCTGCATCCTTGTTGTAGGCGTCATATCCGGACGACAGGATATCCATCGCAGAGCCTCCGAAATTCAGCCCGGCCGCTCCGGTCTCTGCACGCTGCGCCCCTTCTGCAATCCTGCGCCGGGCCCGTAAGGCCTCCTGCTGCTGTGCATAGTTATCCGCGATTTGCTCCTGTTTACGGTTCTCAATGCGCGCGTTCTGCTCTGCCGCCTGTGCCTGTGCCCGATACATGTCCGCCTGCGCGTTCGCCTGCGCTCTTATTTGCGCCTGCTGTTGTCGATACTGGAACAGTCCGCTGAGTGCCGTGAGGCCTGCTACCCATCCGCACATGTTATTTCCTCCCTTCGCTTTCGATGGTAAATGGGATAAATTGTTCTCCGCCGATTGTGATTTCCTTGTGAAAGATTGCGCCGCAGTATTTCAGCCACGCAATCGCATCTTTGTTAAATGCCCCGACAGCGTTGTAGAGGACGCCATATTTCTTTGCCCATTCAGTCAAGATGCGCTTGGATTCGACGGCGAACGCATAGCGATTTTCTTTGATGCGATCTGTGCCGAGGCACCAGATGAGACGCCCCGCCATCCCCGGCAGTTCCCTATATCCCCATATGGCGATCAAACCGCTGCGGTCGAAGGCTGCAAAGCATTCCTCCGACAGGAATACGGAATCGTATACTTCGTTTTCAATGGACCCGCTTTCCGCAACGCCCGCAGCGAGTTCCCTGCGATCCGCGGCGCGCAGTTCTCCGATGAGCGTCCGGACAAGCTGTTCTTTTTTCTTCTGTTGTGTGATTTTCTTGATCTCGTAGTTAGCCACCGAATGATACCCTCCTTATGATTGCCGAGAGGCTGAACGGATAGGGGGTGTCATGCGTAATCACCGTACGCCCTTCGTTATTCCATCCGCCGGCCGGCAGGGTTACTTCTTTGTCCCCGGTATAGAGAATATTTTCATCGAGCTCCATGCGTTCGGGGTCATAGACGATATCATCCTGCTGCGCTGCGCTTTGACCGATACGCCCGCCATAGGATTTCGTAAGACGCAGGATTGCGTTTGTGACTGTTTTCCTGCGTCCTTGTACGGTTCCGCTGTCGGTGTTGCCAACATCCCAGTTTGGCTGTTCGAGTGTCATGGTATAGGGCAGGCCGACGGTGATTCTTTTCGCGGCCTGCGGCAATTTCGCGTCTGCATTCATCGTTATCCCTTCATAGAGATATCCATCCGCCATGATGACAACATGCTTTCCATCGAGGATATCTTTGCCGGGGATCTCTGTCTGCGCCGCAGGATAAGTCACTGTAACGGCCGCATCCTCTATGATATAGTCTTGTTCGGATTCCGATTCTCCGTGCGGGGCAAAGTATTCGAGATAGCGGACGGTCTTTCCGCCGATGCTGCGCTCGACAACAGCGTAGATGCGATCATTGTTTCCGGCGTTGACGGCGCAGACGGCCTTATATTTTCCGTCGGTGACAAAGTGGCTCCACGCATAGACTTTCTGGTCAATGACATAGGTCAAGCAGAGCATTTGCCCGTCATCGGTGACAAAATAAACGAGACTGTCCGGCTCCTGTGCATAGGCGGCACTGACGATTTCCCGTCCGCGCAGCAGATGCTTTGCGAGGAGGGTCAAATCAATGCCGATATAGCCGTCAGTCTCATAAGAATACCCGGTATCCCGGATGATGGACCCGCGGCGCTGGATGTAGATAATGCGGTTACCGATGCGCAGCGGAGGTACGCCGCTGCATCCGTAGTTCTCCTGATTCTTCGGGGTGATGTTCGTCGGCTTTACGGTCTCCCCGCCCGCAATGGTCCACGTATTTCCGTCCGTGAATATAACAAGATCATTGCCGACGTCCATATGGCTGATGCTGTACGCCTGCCGCGAGAGGAGGTCTGCCGTGACGGCGCTGTCATCGGTAACGGTGCCGGATTCTTTTTCGACGCCGAAATTCTCGTAGTCACCGCTCCGGCTCATCCAGAGACGCTGCGGATATTTTCTGCACCCGCCGAAGCACAGGCGGTCCTGGAAGAACGCGGCGCAGCGCGGATATCCGTTGATTTTGCTCCACGCGCCCCAATACCAATCTGCCGTTGCCTCTAGTCCGCCGAGGATCTTATCCACTTTGGCAGATGCATGCTTCGCATCTGTTACGCCGGTAATGGTCACATATCCCTCATGCCGATAGGGATAGGCGGAGAGATCGGCATTGCATGTCCCGCCGGTAATCCTTGCACGGATGCGCAGGAGGCTATATTCGTCTACATCTCCCGATTCGGTCGGATTATAGTCGTTGGTTGACGTATAGGTGCGCAGATCAACCCATGTGTTTCCGTCGTCTTTGGACTGCTGCACAACAACCTGACCGGACCATGTTCCGTGCGTGATGATTTTCCATGTTTTCCCGGCAATGACACTCCGCGTATAGACGGACTTATCGTCTACAATGAATTCACGTTTGTACTCGTATCCATTGCTTAGAGAAAGCTCTACCTTTAGTTCTCCTTGTATTCCATCAATGCGGAGGACAAAAACGTTTTCGTACCGATCCCCATTAATCGTGGCGGGCAGAGTCATCGAATCTTCCCAATCTCCCGCCCCGCTTTTGCTCCATATGTCTGTCCACTTATATCTTCTTGCATATTTAAAAAGCGGGAGTTTATAGCTGGAATACGCATTGACCGTTACATTGCAGGATCCCGTTCCGGTCTTTTTGATCTTACATACCGTCCCCGCCGATGCAGAAATCTCCTGTGTCGTATATGAGCTACTGTTTGCCCCAGCAGATTCGGATACCGTCCCCCCGTTGACATATTGCTCGATTTTCATCGTGTCGCCGATGCGGTCATCCGTGAATATGTCTTTCGCCGCAGTGATCTCGATATTTCCGTCGCGGCCGGACGGTTCGATTTTTGCCGCTTCGTCGTTGTTGATATCCCCGTATGCCATGCGCGTCCATGCGATCTCTGAGATACGCCAATCCCCTTCGCTGTACCGTGATAGTTTCTGTACCGGGAGTCTTCCCGAGCAGATATACATGACATCGACGGACTGCACGAAACGCAGGTTCCGGAGGTCCCCTGTTTCAAACGGCGTTTCAAGCTCGACGGGCAGCCGGTTCCCATCCCGCCATATGCGGATGTACTTTTCCCCGATTTCAAGGAGATAGGTAATTTCTACGGTGTACTCAAATCGTACCAGGACCGCGTCGCGGTCATCGTATTTCATGTGGCCGGCATAGATGCTTCCCGGTCTCTTATATACGGGTCCATAGGGACGGATGATTGCGTTCTCTGCCTGCAACAGGGCAAGCTGATATTTTTCGAGGTCGACGCGCGATGCGACTTCCCCGGAGATTTCTCCGCCCGTAAATGCGGGCTGAATGGCATAAAACGGCCGCGGCTCTGCCATGATATGTGCCTCCTGTCTTTACGAAAACCTCTCGTTTGCGTATTTGTTTGGATACTGCGTGCGTCGCTCTTTTTCGAGGACGCTATAATATCTCGCATTTGCAACGGCCTGCTGCGCCAGCTGCATATGCTGGACGACGATATTCGCATTCCCCGTGATTCCCATGGCGATAGAGGATGCAAGGAGATGCGTAAGTGCTTCCGTGAATTCCTCGCTGAACAGTGCCGGATCTTTGATATCGTCTGTGTATTCCGCCCATGCTTCTTGTACATCGGTCGCGATTGCCTTTCGTCCGCCGCCGAGCGTCACGATCTCAAAGTCCTGCCGATCCGTTTCTTTCTTTCGTGCATGCTCATTGTCATAGACATAGAGGACACTGAGACATTCGGCCGGATAGGCATAGACGGCATCCCATCCGGGAATGCTGTCCGTATATGCCGCAAGCTTTGCGATGCATTTGGCGAATCCCCACGGATACGCCGTCAGCATGCGGCGGCGGTCATGGTCATAATGGATTTTGCATTTGCGCGCTTCTTCGCTCTCATCGTCAATGCTGTTGATTCTCCCCTGCCCGATGTAGGAGAGTGCCATGTTGCAAATCTCTGTGCTGTTCATGTGGATACCTCCTTGCCATAGTGTCATAGCTGTTATGGCACTATGGCAAAGGCAGAAGGTTTTTCCTTCTGCTCTTTCCCGCCCTGATCGGGCACATGGTTATCGGTCGATGTTGTCGTCGAGGACAAGGCCTGCGGTGACGGTGCCCTTTGTATAGGTGCTCGCGCCCTTGATGCGCAGATAGCCGAGGTTGCCGCGCGGCAGGTGCACCGAAAGCGGTACCTGATCATAGGTTCCGAGGGTCTTCGGCGACGCGAAATTCTCCGTGGCCGAGGTCTCGAGCACGGTCTTAAATGTTCCCGTCCCCGCGCCCTTTACGCGCAGGACGAGGATCGTCGGGTCGCCGGCATCCCCGGGGCCGACCTTCAGGACGTCGGAATCGACGTTCCCGTTCGTGAGGGGCTTTGCGTTATAAAACAGGTTTTCTCCGTCCAGAATTGCCATGGTGTTTTTCCTCCTTCCGTCATGCCGTTGCAACGCCGGTCTCCTCGTCGGAGATGGCATCGCACTTTTTGATCTCAATCCCACCGAAGTAGAGGCGCGGCACATCCGCCTGCAGCTCCTGCCGCGTGATGTGAACGTTGTTCTTATCGAGCAAATAAATCTCGAACCAGTTGTAGAGCGCCTCCGAAACGTACATGATAACCTTCTTGTCGCGGGACTGCAGGTTACGGATACGGTTCTTTGCGGTGACGAACTTCTCGATCAGTTTCAGCTTGTCAGCACTTGCCATAGAGCCCGTGATCTTATCCACGTCAATGTTGCGCACGGCAGCATTCGCGCGGATATCCCCGACCGAAAGGCCTGCCTTCCACGTAAAGAGCGTGGTGAGTGCCTGATACTCCTTGCCGTCGGGGTCGGTGACGGTCTGTTCGCCGAGGTCACGCTGCTTGAGGCCCGCCTGCGAATTCTTCGGGTAGATTCCGCTCGTCGCATGCGTGCCCCAACCGACCAGGAATGCCGACGTATTCTTTGCGCCCGCGTTTGCGGTCATACCGCCGATGACCTGATAGCCCGGGGTGTTCTTCTCTCCCCCAACAATGGGATAACGCATCGAGAGGCCGTTGAAGGTATCGAGGTCATCATCCGCATTGCCGTAGAAGATGTTGGCCGCAATGGCGTCCGAGAATCCGCCAACGAATGCGGCATCCTCACTGCGGCGGAACTGCTCGCCGTTCGAGGCAAGCGCGATCTCCTCGATATCCACGCAGGAGCGATCCTCGAGGATGATGCAGGTGTCCTGCACCTGCTTTGTCGTAGACTTGTGCCGGGTGACACCGCGATTGATACGGCGCACCGAGGGCTTTGGCATGGATGTACGGAGCGTGGTGCGGTTGCCGGTCGGCAGGTTGCCCATCTTCCATGTGATATCATCCATGATAGGGTTTGCATTCAGGAGCGATTCGATAATGAAATCGACGCTCCCGTCCGGGGCGAGACGATTCCGAAGGTCGGAGAGCGTCAGCGCCTGTGTTCCGAGTGTTGCCATAGGTTTTTCCTCCTCTTAGCTGTACTTCTTGAAATCGGTATTGGGGTAAATGGATTTCTCCACTCCGGCCCCTCCGGAGCGGTCCCCGCCATCCTCTCCGATGAGGTCGCCGAATGCCGCCATGAGACGAATCATCTCAATGCGGTTTCCGGCACCTGTCTCATTGAGCATGGCCGTAAGGCCCGGGATTTTTTCGGCGAGCGCATTGCGTGCAGCGGCTGCCTTCGCAACGGTAGCGTCGAACTGCCCGCCGAGCTGCGTTCGCGCCTCCTGTGCCCAACCTTCCTGCGTTTCGCGGATTGCCTGCACGGCCGCATCGACGCCCTGCTGCATGTACTGCATGCCGTATGCGGCAATGGTGCTTGCCTGTTCCTGCGAGAGACCTGCCTTTTTGGCAATCTCCCCAAACGCGGCCGCAGACTGCTCGTCGTAGTCCATGCCTTCGGGGACAACGCCCTTAAAGTCATAGGCCTCCGGTACACCTGCGGGCGGGTCGGATTTTTCCTGACCGCCTTTGCCATCACCGCCGAGAATGGTCTCTGTGCCGCCTGCACCACCGGGATTTTCCTGCGGTTTCCCGCCATCCCCGCCGCCGTTGCCTGCGCCGTTCGGGTCGGATGCAGCAGGTTCCGCAGCACCCGCGCCGCCGTCCCCGCCATCGCTTTCCCCTGCGAAACGCTGCAGGTCGAAGATCCTGTCTTCTGTCATATGGTTTCCTCCTTCTTGTCTGCCGCTGAGATCATCTCTTCGATCTCCTTCATCAGTGCGTGATACTCGCTTTCGGCTTTCTGTTTTTCCGCTAGCGCCACGAGGTCATCTGTGATGATGTTTTGTATATGCAGTCCTACGCGCCGCTCCCCCTCCATGACGAGCAGGCGGTTGACATTATCTTCCGGGAACGATCCACCTCCTATGAGGTGACAGCGTTCAAAGAGCCGCATCAGGAACCATCGTCCCTCCGGCGCGTCAAGCAGATAGAGGAGCGCCGCACGGTCTTTGGATTCGATCTTTTCCGCAGCAATGCGCCGCATCTTATCCGCAGAGCTGATTTCGTATTCCATGGATTCCTCCTATCCGACCTGCGTCATACCAAGGAGCTGCTGCAATGCCGGATTCCCATCCTGCGCGGCTTCGGTTGCATTCTTTGCCGCCTGTGCAGCGGGCGCCGCCATCTGTGCCATGGCCGCTGCCTGCTGCATCTGCCGTTCCTCCTCTGCAGCTTCTTTCTTTTGCTGTTGGATTGCCTGATATTCGTCGTCGGTCCGCTTGATTTTCGCGGGGGCGCCGACCATGCCGATGTAGCTGTTTGCGGTTTCGTTCCAGTCCATCTTGTCGAGGATGTTCGGGTAAAACTGCGCAATCTGCGCAATGAACGCTACGGCCTGCTCGATGTTGACTAGTCCGCTCATCTTCTGCGCCTGCGCAAGCGGACTGATGTACTCAATCTTGATTTCCTGATCGCGCAGGATTTCTTGCGCTTCTTCATCTTCCGGTTCCGGGAACATTCGCTCCCGGTCGAGGATGTTGTAGACGCGCTCGATGATCCGCCCGAGGAATTCGAACTGCATGCGCTGCACAACAGGTCCGAGAATGTTCATCTTCTCTTGCGTGCGTTCAAGGACTTCGCGTGCGGTCATGGCCTTTTCTTGCTGGTCGAGCATCATGAAGAGGTCGGCGCTGTACGCGCGCTTGATGCGCGTCGTTACATCCGCGACGACCTCGCGCAGATGGTCAAGATTGCCCTGCACCTGGAAGAGCGGCGTTACAGCATCCCTTTCTTTGACGAATGTCTTTCCGCCGGGCACCAGATTTATGCCCTTTACGGCCATTTGGTCATCTGCTATGACCGGCGGCTTTACCGCCAGCTCGACCATGGTCAGCTTGTCCTTTTCAAGGAGATGCAGGATTTTCGCATCGCCTTCCGCGAACCAGCCGGGCCCCTTGCCATAGCTGTCATTGCCGGAGATGAGATAACGTGCGACAGGGACGGGCCATTCGTGGAATCCGCCGACGTGCAGGAACTCATCTTCTGTGCTCCCCTCTACGTAGTAGATGGAGACATAGGGCAGATGGAAGTTGCCGAGTTTCTTCGGGTCATAGTTCCGGTTGGGGCCCACGTACCAAACGACGGTATGATTCGCCTTGATTCCCGGGCCGTTTGCAAGTTCTGCGCGGATGTTGTCCGGCACGTTTTCCGCGCCAAATTTGTCCACGAGCTGTGCGGCGCTCATCTTGTAACGGCGGCAGAACGTTTGAATGCTTCCGTCCGGCCCATTCTCCATGGCATAGCTGCCAATGGGATACGGAACAAAATGGACGCCATATTGGCGGTCGGGGAATATTCCGAGCGGTGCTTGCCCGAACGCGAGCTCGAGGTAGCAGCTGTGGACGGCGGTGTAGAAGTTACTCTTTTCGAGCACGTCCGCGATGATGTCCATACGCTCGTCAAGGATCCTGCCAAGATCGGAGTTGTCCTTGAGATCTATGTTGGCAAAGTCGAGGCGGAACCATTTGCGGCTGGGCGGCGTGAGGCCTCCCATGACGCCGGCCGCAAATATCTGGTTGCTGTCCCATGCGCAGTTATGCCAGACGTTGGTATCCTTGCGGCTTCCCGCATTGCTCTCATCATCCATGCCGTCAAAGCTCCCGAGATACGGCAGCTGATATTCGCGGATGGATTTCCATCTGGTCTCATAGGTGCTGCGCTTATCGATGAGCTGCTTGACTGTCTGCTGCACTTCCTTGCGGCTGATAGAGAGACGCGCCGCAAGGTCGCTTGCACGGATGAGCGGGGGCAGGCGTGCTCCCTGCATGATTTGTTCCTGCATATGTCCTCCTTATCCGAGGGTTGTGCGTCCGCCGCCATTGGCGAGCGTTCCGAGAATGGTCTCACGGTCGCTGCTGAGCATCGTCGATGCACGACCGCGGCGCCTGCGCTGACTTGCAGACGCGTTATCCTGCGAGCCGATATCCGATGACTGTACGGCCGTCGGTGCCGGGTCTACTTTCGGCGGCGGTGTATAACTCACGCTGCCGCCTCCTCCGCTACACATAGGATCACCTCCTTTCGGTGTCTTGATTCCGGGCACTCCTTTTCAAAAGGGGTCATAGTCGGTGTTGCACATGGTATCTTGCCGCCCACTCTCAACGCGGACGGGATATGCAAAAGTAAGGGCGAGCGCATCCGCCTTGTTGGGCGATGCGAGCCCGCGCTTTTTCATATCCTCCTTGCTCTCGAGTTGGAGCTTCCCGCTCCGGTTCATAAACGCTTCGGGACCTGCGAGGTCATCGCGGAGCTGTGCATCGTCCGGCAGAGCGCCGATGGTCTTAATCCAGTCTTTCATCTCTGACCACATCTCCGCGCGCTTGTTGGCGTAGTAGGGGTCCCGCGGTTTCGCGGCAAAGGATACGAGGTTCCATGTCCTTCCCATGTTGCGGCCGACGGAATAGATGCCGGTGCCGTAACCCTGATCGATATTGACTGCTGCGGCACGGTATTGGTCCTCGAAATACGCGATGATCTCCGCCATGTGGACGTCATCATCGTTTTTCTGGTAGGTCGCGAGGTGCTTGCACATGGAGCCCTGCCGCAGGAATATCTCGAGGCTGTCTTCTCCGGTCCATGCAGGATCGACGCCAATAATGACGGGGGCAAAATCGAATTCATGTTTGTGGATAATGCGCTTTGTCGCCTCTTCGATGAGTGCGCTCGATATGAACTGCAGTTCCGAGGCCGACGGGAATTCGCCGCGAACACGGACTTTGAAGAAGTCGCTGTCCTCTCCTCTGGTCTCCTGCCATTCGGCAATGAGATCTTTGTTGCTGATTGCAACGTCGCGGCTGTCGATTTTCCTGGTTTTCCAGAGCGCGCGGTCACGGTGAAAGCAATCGTAGAAGCGGCCGCTGGTACGGGTCGGATTGCCGAACGCGCACCAGATGATCTCTGTGTCCGCGTCCGTCATCGCGCCCTCTGCAACTTCCCAGATGATGTTTGCGATTGCGGATGCTTCGTCAAAGACAAGGAGGATGCGGTTCCCCTGATTGTGCAGGCCGGCGAATGATTCGCTGTGATGCTCGTTCCATGGGATTGCGTCAATCCGCCATGTCTTTTCATGGCCGGGTGTGTTGGAGAAAATCGCGGTGGCCGTGTAAGTGAACATGTGCTTTGCGATAAAGCACTCATACCATTTGGACAGCTCCGCCCATGTCTTGCTTTTGAGCTGCGTGTCCGTATTGGCCGTGATGATGCCGCGGGTATCTTCATGCGTTGAGATTGCCCAGAGGATGATCCATGCAACGAGCGCAGATTTTCCAATGCCGTGTCCGGATGCGATTGCTTCGCGGATGACTTTTCCGGGGGTTTTTAGGCCATCGCGGATATCTGCGAGAAGGTCCAGCTGCCAGTCCTGCGGCTGCTGACCTTCGAGCTTATCCGCGCCCCACGGGAATGCGCCGTGTACAAATGCCACGGGGTCATAGGCGAGTTCGGCGAGAAAATCAATCATGCTCTGCTGCGTTGTCTGCTGCATTTTTGATCCGTTCCCTTGCCTCTTTGAGTGCCTGCGCTGCGTTTACGGTGATCTCTCCGCTGATTTTGGTTTCCTGCCGGTCGGCGTATACGTCCGGTTTTGCGCCTTTGAGCAGGAGGATGAGGAGTGCATCGCTCTTTTTCCGGTAGCTGCCGACCCGCTTGCCCTTGTAGTAGATGCCGCATTCGTCGCCTTCGACGGCGCGGCGGCGGGCTTCTTCTTCGAGGAGGTCGCCCGCCATTTCTTTGGCCTGCGCGAATCCTTTTTTGTATTCCGGATCTTCTTTGAGCCAGTTGTAGTGCGTTTGCCGCGTGATGCCGCACGCCTCCGCCGCAGCGCCTATCGTCCCCTCCGCGATATAAGTATTTAAGAATCTATTTTTTTGCTTGCTGTTGACGAATCTGTAAACTTGCTTTGCCATTTCCAGCGTCCTCCTTTCCCTTGCGCTGTCTGCGTTTACGGCTGTTTTTGTCCGCGGTCATTTTTCGGTGATTCCATGTGTAAAATGACCGCGCCATTTTTCGGTGCGATTTTTCCGCCCGTTTTTGGGCAAAAGAAAAAAGCCATATGCAATCTGCACATGACTTTCACTGTATTTATTTTATCACGTATTTTCGGACTTTTTTCCCGGAAAGTTTTAATCCTGTGTTTCCGCTCTGCTCTAAGGATTGCGGGATTATTGCGTTTTCTTTTTGCGTTTTTTCTAATCTTGCGCGCTAAAATACACGCATGAGCCCCATCTGACAGGCACACGCGAGGGCGTATGATCGGATATGACGCAACGTCTCGTAGTACGTATTTTTGCTGATATAGAGTTCACGGCATATCTTGTGATAGCCATGCCGCTTGAGATATTTCCGGATATAGATTTGCTCTGCAAGAGATCCGCGGATGCTGCTGCGCACTTCGCTCTCGACGCGCGCCCAGTTTTCGAGCTCTGCTTTATACTTTCCGTCTACTTCCAGCAGATCATCATTTCGGATCGCCGTCCGCTCCGTCGGATTTCTTCCGCCGGCCGGATCGTATCGTTTTCGTCGGCGCTCCATGCGTGTCACCGCATAGAGCATTTGATCGATGCGGTTGTAGATTTTTTTGTCCATGCCCTCTCCCGGTTTCGATTTTTTCGAAATATGCGATGGTCAGCGGATATCCCTCGGCCGTGTAAGTGCTGTAAGACAGATCTTTGAGCAGGCGATATCCCTTCGGCGGATCGATTTCTGTCTTGTAGGCCTCCGACCGCGTCACCTTTGTTTTTTTCGGGACGGTCCGCAGGAGATTCCGGCTTACTTGTATGCGTCCCGAGTGCGCCGCGACTTTCTCTTTCGTGAAATAGTCCGCCAACCGTTCCGCATCCCGCAGATGCCCGCCATAGAGTTTGACTTCTATGTTTCCGTGCGGCCATGCCTTTTTTATTTTTTCGAGCTCTGATTTCCCAAGCGCCGGCAGGAGAATGTGACCGTGTGGCCGACCGCTTCCCGTCAGATTCTCGAGTACGGATATATATCTCGCCGGTATTCCCTTCTTCTGGTAGATCGCGCGGATGCGGCGTTTGAATTTTTCAAGTTCTTTTTGGATTGTTTCCGTATCCGGAACTTCCCGGAACGTACAAGTCAGGTACCAATCCCCCGCCTCGAAGTTATCCACAAGGAGACGGGATAACTTTTCCGCACGGAGACGGCGATTCACTTCCAGCTGCGTCTGCTTTGTGACATTTTGCCGTTTTGCTCTTTTCTCACGGATCTCCGGACGGAGCGGCAGCGCTCTCTGAGAATAATATTTCTTTTCGATTCTGAACCTCTTGTTGTTTGATTCCCAGATCGATTTTAGGTAGGCCATCGCAGCTTTCCTCTCCGCACGTATATTTATGTTGCTTTATGTCGCTATATTAATTCCTTTATCGAGCAGATAAGGGGATAGGGTATCCCCTTCGATTTGAGAACACACGTATTTATATTTTCTCAGCGAACCCCGCCGAGAACTCTGCTCGATAAAAAGCCTCTATATAATATAGAAGGAAATGTTTTTCATTCGTCTTTTTTAAAAAGCCAAACATAGATACAACCGAGGAACATCACGAGGATATACACCCCGCCAATGGCAGGTGCAATAAAAGTCAGCAAGCCAACTGCCAAATAACCGAGAACCACGATGACCGGCAGCGCAAGGATGCATCCGATCGTTATAAGGATCTTTTTTATTGTTTTCATTTCTGCTTCAGCTCCTCGTCCAGTTCGATAATGATCCGTTTGAGCTGACAATTCTCAGCACAGAGCCGTTCGATGTCTCGCTTTTGTATCTCGACGCGATTGGTGAGTTTTCGGAGCCCAATATACAGATCATCAATCGCCGCGACACGAGATTCGAATTCATCCTCCAACGTGTATAAAACGCTATGTATAATCGGATCTTTCATCGACGCCCTTATCTTTTCGATATCATATGGCGTTCTCATTTCTGTATCCCCTCTTCCATATAATGAAGGAAACTGTTCACTTGATTGTCTCAGTTACTTCATCATCCTGATACGGTTCTCCCGATGGCCACTCAACCCCCTCAGAGGGTCTGCACATACACGGACCTTCTTTTTCTTTCAGCATCCTCAACTCTTCGTCCAGTGCAATAATGATCTTTTTGAGCTCGCGGTTATCATAGGAGAGCTGCGCTATATTGCGCTTCAATATGCCGATTTTGTCGATCACTGGATTTATTTCATCATGCAGCTCACCGATTGCCTTCATAAGCGCACCAAAATCCACCATCGGTTGATACAGGCACTCATTCAAAATCGGGCGATCCAGTGACGCTTTTATTTCATTGATATTATAGGACGGGTTCATTTTTATGCCTCCTCTTCATGATAGCCGCGCATCCGGTTCTTCTGGTTTACACGGCGCTGCCACTCATCACGCTCCTCCTCATCACATCCCAGCGCGTCAAGCCATGATGTGCAGAGGGTGATAACGTCTGTGATCTCCATGATCAACCTTTTCTTTACATCCACCAATCCATAGTTATCATGGTCTACTGTCCCATCTTCATCCGCATTCTCTTCGAGAATCGCCGCCTCCTGGAGGACCTCATTCGTTTCCTCCGACAGCTTCGCCATCCACGCCACCGTAGATGCACCACGGAATTTCTTACACGGAATCGGTTTAATCATTTTGCTTTTCCTCCTCGAAATAGAATCTCACAGGATTACCCGTGATCTTAATGAGACCATATGCAAGAGCAAGTCGGAATATGAACAACTTTTCGAGACGCCCGACAATAAGCCCGAGCTCTTCCCGCAGTCCCTCTGTTCTCATCGTGGACTTGTAGAAATTGCACGAACGACACGCAGGACGGTAGTTCACAATCTCATCTTCACCGCCGAGATAGACAGATTGAACATGATCAACCTACATGTCCTTGATTTCGATCTCCTTGCCGCAATAGGCACAGCGACCGCCGTACATCTCGTAAACCTCTCGGCGCATATCCTTTAGCACGGCTTTCCGCTTCCGAGCCCCTGTAATCTCCTGTTTTTGTGCCCGCATCACATTCCCGATCTCCTCCCGCGCCGTCGGGTCGGGTTTCTTGCAGGGCGTGTATTCGTCCATGTTGTCGCCTCCTCACATATCAAGCAAGGCATACTTTACTGCAAGCTCATAGTGGGGCATCGTCCACATTCGCCCACTAACTTCATCACACACAACAAAACTATTAGGATGTATCTTTGTCCCTGGCACGCCGCAGGTATCTGCTTCCCCGTTCGCAATCCACCATCCATCGTCGTTATGGAATATTTTTGATGATGCAATCGCCTCAAGAAACCACGGCGATATTTTCGTTTTGTCTTTCCCTTTTGAAACCGCCTCAAAAAAGTCTTCACCATCAAAATAGACAGCATCTACAAGTCCCGATCTGGGACGATATATTGCCATGTCTTTTCCTCCTCACCCGCAGAGCTCATCTCTCATCTCATCAATCAAATCCGCCACATCCTCCCTGCTCATATTCTCAATCGGGTAATCCTCAAAGTCATACCCGAGCTCTGCCATCAGCGCCTTCAATCGCTGTATCTGCTCATTTGTCGGCTGTTCCATTTTTGTGATCCTGATTATTTTCATTTCTAACTCACCTTCTCTATAATCCGCCTTATCACATAGTCGGCGCACGGCTGCGCCATGCCGTTGCCTAACGCTTTGTACCGTGCTGTATCGCTCCCGCCCTCTGTGTAGCCATCCGGGAGCCCCTGCAGTCGCTCACACTCCGTTGGTGTAAGCTTATATATCCTTCCATCCTGCAATACTATTGGGACGTTATGTCCTCCGGTCCCCATTCTCGCTGTAAGTGTCGGGACATTTCCGTCTTTGATTGGTCGGATTACATCGTCTCTGTGTTGGATGTCATACAAAGCGATTCGAGCGCCACTCTCAGTTCTTTCGGAAGAACCTTCCCGCGCTCTTTCGCACGACGCAATATTCCTGCCCCCCCTCGCTGGCTCAAATAGTATTTCTCCGGCACATCTTCCATCGGCTGCAAAATCCGCGACAAGGAAGATTCGCTTTCTTCGTTGGGGTACTCCCCAATATTGTGCGTCCAATACCCTCCATGCGATTTCAGCCCCCGGGCATTGCACCAGTCCAGCGGTAGCCCATCGATTACCTTGAGGCATTGGAATTTTACTTTCTCCGATTTCTTCAAGCACGGCTCTAAAATCAGCGCCCTTGTTGCTCGAGAATGCCCCAGGCACGTTCTCCCAGACAAAGAACCGAGGATACCGCCCCCCCGTGCGTATTCGCATTCCTCGAACAAGCTCAACTGCTGTTCGGAATAAGCCACTGCGTTCACCATCCAGCCCCTTTCTTTTTCCCGCGATTGATAGGTCTTGACACGGACTGCCCGCGCAGATGATGTCCACAGGCTCTATCTCGTCGTGGTTGATCTTTGTGATGTCCCCGAGCTGCTTAACGTCTGGAAAATGTCGCGCCGTCACAGAACACGGGAATGGTTCGATCTCACTCGCCCATATAGGCGTAACCCCTGCATGACGTGCCGCCAGCAACCACCCGCCTATTCCGTCAAACAGACTGCCAATCGTCATGATCTATTCATACCCCGCCATCCTCAATGACATTTCCATCTTCATCCTTGATTTCAAAATCAAGGCTCTGCTGCGCCCGGTCCCCATTGATGTACCGCCATGCCTCCTCTTCCAGATTTTCCAGAGCACGCATGAGCCCATTGCTCATGCAAAAATCGGATTCTTTATCCGCATTCGGCCGTGCCGGCGTATTGAGAATAAGCGGAGATTTACTCGTATAGAGTTCCTTCAGCGCCGTTATCGTCAGATACTTTGTCTTCTCGTCCTTATAGCTTTCCGTAATCCCCGAAACCATAATCCGCTTCTCGTCGTCGGGATGCAGCTCGCAGATCTCCACCACAAAAGACGCCAACGCCTGCAAGCATAGCTTCAGTTCCTCCCGCGGCACATCTTCGCAGATCAGCGTGTACGCATCATAGCTCTGCGTGGATTCTTGCCACGTCTCCCAGCCGAACGTATACACGCCCTTCTTGACCTTGATTTTTGTGATCCTGTGTTTCATTTTCCTGCTCCTTTAGCGGCTCACCGCCTCGAGAATCTGATACAGCAAATACACAATGATAATCAGTAATATCATCTGCATTTCTAATTCACCTCCTCAAAGTTGATTTCCATCCCCGCTCCTGCGACGGTCAATAGCAAGTGTGAATTTCGCACACGCCTTGCCGCTCTGCGTGTACTTCACATTCGGGTCTCGCGTGAGCCGTCCGATTCCTACCCAGTGATTCATTTGGATTCCTCCTCTACGGGCTTTCCTGTTTGCAGATCATAGAGAACATCTTTTTTTCCTGTCGGAACATAAATCCAATTTTTTATCCCATGCTCCTTAGCCCATTTCACAAGTGCATCTGTCAGTGCATCGTACAAAGATTCTCGTGCTTCATCCGGAACAACCTCGTCATATTCCCCGTAGTAGCCAGTACACGCAATATCTACCGCACATTGTAGATTTTTTATAACACGGTCATACCAAACAGCCGGTACATATTCTTCGTCCTCACCGATATACACCTTCTCTTCCGCCGAATAACGCTTTCTCGCGTCTGCAAGAGCTTCCTCAACACTCTCAAATCCTTTGCTATACCCATCATCCCGAAAGTGAATATACCGATATATCTTACTCATGATCTCCACTCCTTCATCTCGTTTTTCACGTAGATAAGTGTCACATATCCCACTTTTTGTTGATATTCGATGCTTTCAACCGCATTTTTGCGTTTGTAGTTGTTATTCCTCCGGAAATTTCATAAACACCATCCAGATTGTCTTGCCCCTCCGATTCCCGAACAGTGGCCGCACAGGAAGAAGTTTCAGAACGTCCGCCGTGCTGATCTGATCTTCGCTCCACTTGAAGATCAGCACA